AGGTGAGGACGCACGCGGCGATCTTCACAGCGCTGCCAAATCCAACGCTGAAGCTGCGACTGGCTCGGTGGAAGGTAGCCGGTCCTGGAGTTGCCGCAGTGCGGGGCGCCAGAACTTGCGATACACCAGGCCCGTGTCGTACTCCAGCGCTTTAGCCCGAGCCCCCTTGGCCAGTTCACCCTTACGTTGCGGGTCAGCGTTGTAGGCGTCTTCCAGGGCACCCATGATGTGCTCCGGTAGCGGCATCGCCCACCATGAGCCTTGGTCTTCGTCCCATTCGCGCCGGTAGTCAACCTTCCACCCGGCACCAACGAGTTCGGGTTGCGCGGTCCAGTCAGTGACGATCACCGGCACACCGCACGCCTGGGCCTCGATGACAGGGATACCGAAGCCTTCGCCTCGAGACGCGCACAGCAGCACGTCGAACGAGGAGTAGAGGCCAGCCATCAAATGATCAGGCAGGCCAGAGCGGTAGGCGTACTGGTCGGCGAAGTAGATGGCTTCCTCGGGAATGCCGCAGGCCATGGCGAGCCGGTGGAGGTTGACCCCGTCACCCATGCCGGTGGATTCGGCGTGCACATACAGGACCGCGTCTTGGTGCGCCCTGCGCAGTGCCGAGAAGGCGAGGAACGACTGGTCGAAGCCCTTGCGGGACGGGAATTTTCCTTTGTTGTTGGCGATCATCCCCACCACGAACGCGTCCTCGGGGAGGCCGAAGACGGATCGTGCTGTCTGCTCGCCGATCATCGGGGTCGGCTTGTACAGGTTGGTGTCGATGGCGTGGGGCACGTACAGCGGATCGAGGCCAGCGCGGACCAGTTCGTCTCGTCCGAACTCTGACATGGCGATCGGTACAGCGCCGTTGTCCCGGAAGAAACCGATCACCGCGGCGGGGGCCGGCGCGTGGTCGATAGGGACCCATGAGGCGACGTTCAGCCGTTGCAGCATCGGGTTCCGCAACGCCCACACGTCGAACAGGGTGATGAGCCAGCCCGGTTCGTCGTTGAAGTGGTTCACGGCGTGCGCAGCGTTGGTGTCATTCGACCAGGCGTCGTAGCCGCCCGGGTAGACCTTGATGCCTTCCCACGTCAACGACCGGCCGTGGAGCCCGAAGTTGGACACGATCGCCACGTCATGCCCGTCACCTTTGATGCGTTTGCAGGCTTGCGCGGTTTGGGAGCCGTAACCGGTGGCGCACCATGGCGCGTTTGAGTACCAGGCGATTTTCATGCGCTAGCCCGCCGGATCTCGCGGCGCGGCTTCGGTTTCGTGACGACCAGCCATTCCGCGCCGACCCCGACTTGAGCGACGGTCACCACTTCTTCGCCGGCTGATTCGAGTTCAGCCACTTCCGTATCCAGACGCTCGATGTGAACGCGGTGAACTGGCATTAAGGTTTCCCCTTTGGGCGAGGGTGTAGAGGGATGAGTGGGCGAGACGCCCCGCCACCCGAAGGCAGCGGGGCACCCCCTCGCCCAAGGGGGACTTAGGCCGTACCGCCGCGGTAGACCCGCAACGAACGCGTGTCCAGAACCTTGGAATCGGTACGGAGAATCGACCGGAAAGAGATCAGGTCGTTGCCGAACGCGAAGTCGTCGGACCGTTCGAACCGGACCGAACCGACATCGCGGATGACGAAGCCGGAGAAGTCACCGAAGATGCCACACACGACACCAGTTCCGGCGGCTGCCACGGCAGGATCCGCGATGACCGGGAACCCGAGCAGTCGGTCAGGCTGACCGACTTGCGAGTTCGGCTCCCAGATCGGGCGCCCCTGACCATCAACGATGCCGCGGATCTTGCCGACCGTTGAGTCGGCCCACATCCAGTAGGCGCCGCGACGCCGGTAGGGCGCGTCCACGGAATACACCATCGACACCAGGTTCTGGTAGGTCGGGACACCCGTCCCACCGTTGGCCCCGGTGACACCAGTCGCGTACGCGGTGAGCGCACCCTGCGGCTGGTTAGATCCGGTGCCGTTCAGGTAGGCGTTGCCGGTGGCGATACCCAGCGAACGACCAGCGTCCGCCGCGACCTCTTCCAGGATGTTGATACCGGAATCGGCTTCCAACTCGGTCGAAACCTGAGTGAGACGCCCGTACTTCCAGGACAGCAACGTCACCTTCGAGAAGGTCTCGTCAGCCTCAGCCAACGCGGAACCTTCACCGACGATCGCCGCCGTACCGTAGGTCGCCACAGTCGGCATATCGAGGTTCTCACCCGAAGCTGTGGTCAACACCCGCACGTTGGTCTGACGGATACCAGCGAAGTCCTGCAAGTACACGTACAGCTGAGCCAGCATCGTGGTCGGAACCAGGGTGCCACCAGCTGCCGCGGTCACCTTCACGAGGTCGCGGTAGTCCATTCCGTTACGGCGCAACTGGCGCGCCTCACGGGCAATGCTGGTGATGTCGGCGTCGTAGGACTTGCCACGCTCGCCACGGAAGTACGCCAGCATCTCATCGTCCACCTCACTGACGCGGACGATCTTGGGTTCGGCTGGCCGGACAACACGCTCGAACTCTGCGCGGGCCTCAGCCACTTCCTTCTCAACCGCAGCGGCCTTCTGGATCGCGGCGATCTCAGCGGCCCGCTCGTCGATGACGGCGTTGTAGCGGTCCAGCTTTTCCTTGTTCTCTGCGTTGCGCTCCTGGACCCCAGAACCCATGTCCGAGACAAGCTTGTTCATCTCGGTGGCTGCGTTCAGGCGGTCCTCGTGCAACGCCTTGATCTGGTCAGACATGAGTCTGCCTTTCTCTAAGGGGTTGATTGAGGGCGCGACGGAACTGGACCGGTCCGGTACCAACAGCGTTGGGTCGGGTGCGGGTAGTTGTTGTGTCGCAGTTGTGCTGACCTACGCGGCTGCGTTGTCAGCTAGGACACTGGCCGCTTTAGCGGCGTACGTGTCCAAGTCAATTTCGACCGGCTTAGCGGCGTTCTCTTCATCCACGTCGGCGGCGGCGGTCTCGCTCTCCAGCAGTCCTGACAGGGCCTCGATAGCGGCCTTAATGGACCCCGCGGATGCGGCGGACAGTTTCTTACCAACACGGTCCTGACGCAGGTTCGCTGCGGCTGTGAGGAAGTTCTCGAACGAACGGACACCGACAACGTCAGCGTTGTCATATGCGGGGGCGCCAACGACGCTGATCTCGTGGAGACGGATCTCGTTCAAGGTCCGGTTGGTGCGGTCGTTAGACCAGGACTCGCCTCCATCGGGAACGCTGAAACCGATCGATAAGCCGATGGGATGCCCACCCTTGGCCAACGCGAGGATGTCGCGGCCCGTGGCCGTGTCAGCGATCGACGCTTCCATCCACAGGCCAGCGTCCCGCTCCTCCAGACTGGTGATCGTGCCGACCGGCAGTGCACCCGGGTTATGTCCAGCGAGGAGCCGGACCTTGCCCGCCTGTGCCTTCAACGTCTTCGCGAACGCACCCCGGGTGATCGTCTCGTTGAAGTACCCGATGTCTGCTGGCTCACCGAACCGGGTCCCCCATCCGACGATGGTGTTCCCGTCACCTTCCGCCCGGATCTCGTGAAAGTCGCGGTATTCGATCATTGATTGCCATCCTCTGGAGGAGCCACCTCAGGTGGGGACGCCGGTGCTACGGGTAGTGGTTTCGGAGCGATGTTCCCGACCAGGTTTTCCTGTTTGCGTACTTCCTCGACCGTCATGAACTCGGCGGCGAGCGCTATCTGCCACGCCTGGAACCGTGTGTACGTATCGGCCTGCTGGTAGGAGTCGGGCAGGAAGCACATGTTCTGACCGTTGGGCATCAACCTGTTGAAGATCGCTTCCCAGCGCCGCTTCCACGGCATGACACCGGACCGGATGATGTCAGCCCACTTCGACTGCAAGTTCTGGTACATGATCGAAGACCCATCGACACCAACCCCGACCACGTCAGGTGGAAGGTGGAATAGGTTCGTCGAAATCTCGGCAGCGATAAACCGTCGTGTCTCCAGGAACTGGGCCTGTTCCGGGTTCACCATCAGCGGCTTCGCTGTTCCGTTGATCAGCAGCGCAGGTAGGCCAGCTTTCGCGTAACCACCATTCAGGCGCCGCCACGACTCCCGGATCTCTTTCATCTGACTGGGTGTCGGTTGGCCTTGCAGCTCGAGGACCACCGGTGGCACCGCGGACTGTCCGAGGAACGCGGAGCCGTAACGCTGCGCACCGACAGCGTTACCGATGATCTCCTTCGCCTGGATAGCCAGGCTGGTTGACCTCAGGTCGCTGTGGTGCTTGCGGTACTTGATGCGGTGCATGATCTCGCCCGTATACGGCTTACCGTCGATTTGATACGAATCCCCACCAGGGAGAACCGTGACCCGGTTCGAGTCGATCGCAGCGATATACCGGACCGGTCCGTTCTTCCCGCCGTCACGCAGCGGTGTCAAGAACAGCTCCTGGTCCTTCAACCAGCCCATCGTCGCGTCGAACATCCACGACGGCCAGTCAGTCGCACGGTTCGGCTCATCCAGCCACGTCACCATCTGATCCGTCGTCTTACCCGACGATTTGGTGAACTGCCGTACATCCATCGTCGCCATGATGTCGCTGATCAGCGACATCATGGCGACGATGGATGTACGGCAGTTCACCAAATCGTCGGGTAA